TCCTAGACGTTTTTGGGACGAGGGTAAAGAAAAAGAATATATCCAACAGTCCCGAGAGGAGCAACGTAAATTTGCCAAATTAGCTGAAACTCAAGACAAAGTAGAACAAGACGGATTTTTAATAAATAAAAAACTACTTACTAGAGACCATAATAGGACCTGTCCTATCTGTGCTCGATATTCATTTCGTTCTCGCGATGATATGTATATGAGTAAGTTTAAAGCTTGTTTTGTGTGCTATATAAAATGGATAGAGGGAAGAGAAGAAAGATGGGCAACTGGTTGGAGACCGGATAAGGAATAAAAACATGGCAACAGTATACGAAATCATTCAAGGACTCAATCAAGCTGCAGCGAACGCATACGACGGCGCGCACGAAGAATCTATGCAGGCAGACGCCCGCGCACGTTTGGTTGGATTAAGTCGAGAAGAAGGTCATATGATTAATGACCGCCGCGTCATGGACGGATTTGGTGTCCGGTTTCATGGACCCATCTTGCGCCTTACATATCAAGCAGAAGCTCGAATTAAGGAAGTGCAAGCCAATGACTTCGAAGATGAAGTGGGTCGTAAACTACAAGACATCATAAAGTTTCTAAAGAAAGAATATAAAGCCATCACCGGCGATACTGTTACTCTTACCAAAGAAGGAGAGCATCAGATTTTAGTCCAGCGTATCTCCAATTACCGCACCGACATCCAAGCACACTGTGATTATCGCATTGGCGGACTTAACAAAGAGGTTGACCTGGTTGAAGGCGGATCTGAAGATAAGCTTGATAAAGCAATTCGCAACTGGCTTTCACAAGGACCAAAAGGTCGCCCCAAGAATGATACTCGCAAAGGTGAGTAATAGCTGCCATGGGGAATACCCTTACTAAAAAAGAGATTCTGAAAGAAATAGTTAAGGCGGGCAAAGACCCGACTTATTTTACGATGAACTATGGGAGAATCTCCCATCCCCAAAAGGGCACAATTCCATTTAAAGCGTACGACTATCAGCAAGATTTGCTGAAAGATTTTAACGACTATCGTTTTAATATTATCTTAAAGGCGCGCCAGCTTGGAATTTCTACTGTAACAGCGTCTTATATTGGCTGGCTCATGTTGTTCCACCGCGACAAGAATATTCTTGTTGTGGCTACCAAACTTCAGACAGCGACCAATCTTGTTAAAAAAGTTAAAGCCCTTATAAAGAACCTCCCCGAGTGGATGCAAATCGCATCCATCACCGTTGACAACCGAACCTCTTTCGAGCTTTCCAATGGTTCTCAGATCAAGGGATCCTCAACATCTGGCGACGCTGGTCGTTCTGAAGCCTTGTCACTCCTTGTCATCGACGAGGCCGCCCACGTTGAAAAACTGGATGAGTTGTGGACTGCTCTGTACCCCACCCTATCAACTGGTGGTCGTTGCATCGCGTTATCAACGCCCAATGGTGTGGGCAACTGGTTCCACCAGAACTGTGTCGAGGCAGAAGCCGGCACCAATGATTTCTATATGACGACCCTATTGTGGGACGTCCATCCGGATCGTGATAAGAAATGGTTTGATAAAGAAACTCGGAACATGTCTAAGCGTCAAATCGCGCAAGAGCTTGAATGTAACTTTAATGTATCGGGCGAGACGGTGATCCACCCAGATGATATTCAGTGGTATTTAGAAAGAGCGACTGCACCCGAATACCGCACAGGGTTTGATAGAAATTATTGGATTTGGAAAAAATATGATGAGATGAAGACTCACCTGATTGTTGCGGATGTTGCCCGCGGCGATGGTAAAGATAATAGTGCTTTCCATGTTTTTGACTTAGAAACAATGGAAGTAGTAGCCGAGTATGTGGGCAAACCGACGCCCGATGACTTTGCTGACATATTGTATAATGTTGCTGCTGAGTATGGAAATCCTATGTTGGTGATAGAAAACAACAACATAGGATACGCAGTACTTAAAAAATTGATTGATAAAGGGTATCCTAATCTATATCACTCTAGAAAGGGCGATCATCAATATGTTGATCCTGTTGCCGCACAATGGCAATCTAATGTAATCCCCGGGTTCACAACATCTTCAAAGACCCGACCGCTCATTGTAGCGAAGATGGAAGAGTTTATGAGAAACAAACTAATTACAATTAACTCTAATCGGTTGCTTTCTGAAATGAAAACATTTATTTGGCATTCAGGAAGACCCCAGGCGATGAGAAGTTATAACGATGATTTGGTCATGTCATTTGCAATTGGTTGTTGGGTCAGAGATACGGTGATTGTAGAAAGTCAAAAAGATGTTGAGTATAGCAAACAGTTTCTGTCGGCTATCTCTACGTCTAGAACAGAGATATCTACCACTATCCCTGGCATGAGTGGTCATGATCGCGCGAAGGCTAGTCAGCAATTTGACGAAGCCAAGAAATTTAATGAACAGTATATAGCTTTAATAAAAGGATAAATGATGGCGAATAAAGACAATAACCCCCGCAACCCCGGTGCCCCCTTATTTAGGAGACTCACAAGACTTCTATCGGGACCCATTATTAATTATCGTGCTCAGTTTGCACGCCAAGAACGCCGGGGCGACCTAGACAAGTATCGGTACCGCTTCCGCTCCATGAGCGGGCAAGAGTTCCGCCGTGCCGATAATAACATGTCGCAGAACTATAATCTGTTTACATCGGCTGCCTTTAGAAACCAAAACCGCGCAGAGCGTTATACCGACTTCGAGCAGATGGAGTACATGCCTGAACTGGCCTCGGCTCTGGATATCTATGCGGATGAAATGACAACTTCAAATGAGTTCGATAAGCTGTTAACAGTCTCTTGCATGAATCTTGAAATTAAAACAATTTTGAATTCATTGTTTTATGATGTTTTAAATATTGAAGCCAATGCTTTTGGATGGTCGCGTTCCATGTGTAAGTATGGAGATTTGTTTCTCTATTTAGATGTGGACGAGAAGCTGGGAGTTACTTCGCTTATCGGATTGCCAAACAACGAGGTCGAACGCCTCGAAGGACAAGACCCCACAAACCCAAATTACATTCAGTATCAGTGGAACGGCGCCGGAATGACCTTTGAGAACTGGCAGGTTGCACATTTCCGCATTCTTGGAAATGATAGGCATGCTCCGTATGGTACTTCAGTTTTCGATCCTGCCCGTCGTATCTGGCGTCAGCTTACGCTTTTAGAGGACGCGATGATTGCCTACCGTGTTGTCCGCGCTCCTGAACGCCGCATCTTTAAGATTGACGTGGGTAACATCCCGCCTCAGGATGTGGCTCAATACATGGAAAAAGTAAAGGGTGAAATGAAACGTAACTCTATTGTTGATGCCGCAACAGGTCGCGTAGATCTTCGCTACAATCCGCTGTCCCTGGAAGAAGATTACTTCATTCCGATGCGTGGCGGCGTTGGTTCCGACATTATTTCACTTCCGGGTGCTAAGTCTTTAGACGATATTGAAGACGTAAAGTATATGCGTGACAAGTTGTTCTCGGCTATCAAGATTCCTCAAGCGTATTTAACAAACCTAGAGGGCGATACAGAGGACAAGACCACCCTTTCTCAGAAGGACATTCGTTTTGCACGTACTGTACAGCGCCTCCAGCGGCCGTTTGTGGACGAGCTACAAAAGATTGCTGTGGTACATCTGTATACTTTGGGTTTCCGCGGCGAGGATCTGATTAACTTTGATCTTTCCTTGAACAATCCATCCCGTCTCGCAGAGCTACAAACACTAGAATATCTCCGCACCAAGTTCGATACTGCCGGCAGCGTACCCGAGGGTACGTACAGCAAGCGCTGGGTTGCCAGCAACGTGTTGGGACTTTCGGACGAAGAGTTCCTACGTAACCAACGCGAGTCGTTCTATGATAGGAAATGGCAACAGGAGCTTGAAGCAGTCTCTGAACAGGCAGCTGTCGAAGAGGGCGGACTGGGAGACGCGGGCGACTTAGGTGACCTAGGCGGTGAAGACCTTGGTGACCTAGGCGGTGAAGACCTTGGTGACCTAGGCGGCGAACCCGAGCTTGGCGCGGAGGACGACTCAGCGCTCTTGACCGCCCCAGCACGTCGCGACGACGACCCAAGAGGTCCTCGCGATGGCAGAACCTATGGAGGTCCCTTTCGCCGTGAAACAAGATCCTCCTTGGGACCAGAGTTAAACACAGATCG